AGCTGTAATTCATCGGCTTTTAACTGCAATAATGGGTCATTTCCAAGGGTATTTAGCACTTTTTTCTCTTCTGTTAGGTACTCTGCCATGGTTTCTGCCACTAAAACGGCTTTTCTAGACTCCATTTGCTCATTTAACATCTGTTGTTGCTGTTGCATCTGCATAACTTGCGGATTTTGCTGCATTGCGGCCGGATTTAACTGTTGTTGTTGTAAAATAGGCGCCATTTGTTGTGAAAGTTGCTGTAATTGTGCAATTTCGTCCTTAAATTCTAGCTGAACCTGTTCTTGAGCCATTAAACTGATGTGTTCCATGATATTTTTCTGTACAGCAGCCAAAATTTGTGGGTTTGTACGTACCATCATCGTTCCCATGAAGTTTAGGTGTGCTTTCATGTGTGCTGTATGGTCTTGTCCCGGAAAAGCTTGGAATGGTTTGCTTGATAACGCGGCTATATGCTCTTGTCCCGGATCAACTGCTTGTGGTTGTTGCGGTGGCGGTAATAATGTATCGATATCTTTGACTCCTAATGCCTCATACATGTCATGGTATGCTGTATAGAGGTTGTGCATTTGTGGATTAGACATTGCCATTTGTAATTGTGTTTGTGCAACACTAATACGTTGTGTTTGTGAAAATATATTTGGATCAGCAATAGGTATAATATCTACGCGTTGATCAAAGTCTGTTTGTTTAATTTGTCTTTCACCACCGACAACATCATATGGATATATTGGTGGTAAGTATGTTGCAAAACAATTAGCCAGTAACATAAACTCACGTTTCATACTTGCGTATAAACGTTTGTGTATTGCTGACATAACCCGCGAGCCACGTTCAAGTAGAGCGACAGTCGTGCCTACTGCTGCACTTTGATTGCCATCACCGACCTGCATGTCCGCGATGCTCGCAAAACGCTGCCCGGCTTGTACAACTTGACCCATCAATGCAAGTAATGTTTGCGATGGTTCTTTGAATGGTAATATTTTAAATGCATCATTTAAGTTACCACCCGGTGCATCAACATCTCTAAATTCTCCTGGCTGTAAAGGTTGCGCTTCGTCACGTACGCGAATACCACGCATCTTAAATCCAGCAGGTAAGTTTGATAATGTTCCTGCATCAAGTAATTGTCTTAACGCTGCAGTTGCAGTTCTAGATAATCCACCAATCATGTGGATTAAACCAAAACCATAAAAGCCTAGTCCTGGTAAAAACTTAAAGTGTACAAAATAGTTTTGTCTTTTTCTTAATGGGTCTTGTGGATTGTAGTTTCTACGAATAGATAATACATCCATAGAACTTTCTTCTAGTGTTACAATGTATGGAAGTTTTATTCCTGTTGGCTCACCTGTCTCAACATTAATATCTTCAAACCCTTCTAGGTCTAAATTAACATGACATTCAAGCAGAGTGTATACTTCATCGGTGACCGATGTTGACACACCTTCTAAATCATTTTTCTTTTCTTGTATTTTATCTTCTAGGTTTGCAGGTGTTCCTAAATCAATGTCTCTATAAAAACCATTAACTTGATTTTTTATCAAATCGTTTTCTGACATTTTTAAAACGTGAATAATAGAATCTGTATCTTCTAGTGAAGTTGAATTGTAAGGCACAACTAAATCTTCTGCCGGTACAAATTTAGAAACACAACGTCCGATTGTTTCATCGTAATAAACTTTTTTAAATGTAGAACCAGCAAGTGGTAGATTAAATAACATCTGATCAAACTCTGGCTCGTACTCTTCCATCTCGCACATAATTTGATAGTTCATAAATTCTTTAACGCGATCAGCTTGCGCTTGTTTTACATCATCTATCTTACCAACAACTTTAGTACGTACAGGTCCACCTGCAGGTAAAAGTTCTTTGTATGCTAGTGCTTGGAATTGTGTAACCGCTTCTGCGAGTACAGGGTGTGTTGCACCGCTGGCACCGGCAAAGGGTTCTGTTCTGTTTTCGTATTTGAAACCTAGTAAGTCTAAACCTTTTGTATAAGCTTGTTCCCAATCTTCTCTAGACGATTTATTGTCTTGATACTCGTTCTGTAATGTTGAGCCAAGACTAGATAAAATATCTTCTTCCAATAGTTCTGCTAAATTAGCACGAGGATCATCACCGCTTTGTGCGATTACTGCTGCTGGATCAAAATCAATCTCGACACCACCATCTTCTGTTGGGTTAATTTCGACAGGACCTTTGTTAATTGGTTCTTCGAGTATATCAACGTCTTGTGCTAGTTCTTCTATATCTGGTAATTGTAGCTTTGATCGCGTAGGCGATACTTTATCAATTTCAGCCATTATATTCTTTTCTCCTTAAATAAGGTTCCAACCCCGCCACCATATTTATAGCCTACTCTGCCACCTGTTGCAAATTCTTCTTTTGTGGTTTGCTTCTTAAATGTATCAGCTAATTCTTCTAGTTCTTGTGTTGGAGTTTTTCTGCCTTTAGTTGCAAATTCTTCTATTGTGTTAATTGGTAGTTTTAGTTCATCAATACCACCTAAACTGTAGTTTTCATAATCTTCAAGTTCACCTTTTTGAAACTCACCAACATGAAACTCTCCATCTTCTTTAAAAGATTTACCACCTGGTTGTCTATGTATTTTGTCTGGAAAATATTCAAAACTAACTTGTTGAAAGTCATCACCACGAGTAACAACTTCTATCTCACCGCTTATAGCGTCTTCTCTTAAAATATATTCATTGCCTTGTTTGTCGCTATATTTCCACGAGTCAGTTGGTTGTTTCTTACTACCAGCAAACATAGTTTGTTTACCTTCAGTCTTAATTCTGTTTACTAATAATGGAAACCAGTTAGGCATACCTGGTGCTGACATTTCAGGAACAACTTTTGGTGCTACTTTAGTCGCAGTTTTTACAGCGCTACCTGCAAAAGGTGCTACAACTAATGCACCAAGTCCTTGTAAAAAACTTCTACGGGATAAAGGAAATTTAGGTTTGTCAGCCATATTATTTTTTTCTAAATAAAGAGCCTACGCCCTTAACTTGACCACCAGATTTAAAACCTGCTAGCATACGGTAATAATCGATTATGTCGCTTCTATCTTTATCTTTTAATTCATCGTAAGATAAAAAATTTGGTGTGTATTTAGGTTGTTCTACTACAGGTGTTTCTGCTAGATACCCTGGTGCATCTGGGTTAAGAGATGGTGCATTTGGATCAGCTGGAGGTGCATTTGGGTTTGTTTCATCTCCTGGACCTGTTTCAAAATAATTTGGTGGGTTGTCAAACATTTCTGGGTATCCGACTATAGGTGAACCGTCTGGGTTTCTATTAATGCCAGCTCCTGTACCTGGAATTCCAGAAATAAGAGGAACCTTATATAAATCATTTAAAAAACTTGTGTACTTACTTGTCAAAGCTTCATTAGTCATTGGATTGTTATCTACAAACCCAAGATCCGCCATGTCTTGCGCTAATTGTTGACTTCCTCTGGGAAAATTATATTCAGCCGACCCTTCTGGTCTTCTGTACTTTTCTAATAGTCGTTGACGTATCTCTCTCTTTGAAGTTGGGTCTGGTCTGTCCATAATGCCCATAGTCAAAGGGTTCTGTTCTGATCCTCCAGGTACGCCTGCTATAGGTGAACCGTCTGGGTTTCTATCAGCTAGTGCAGTTTCAACTTTAGCTTTTGCATCGACCATAGATTTGTTTAGACTACTAAAATCAAAATTCTTTAAAGCTTCCAAACCCTCTCGAGTTATACCAAGATCACCTATTGGTCCATATGCAAAATTAAAACTACCACCGCCAAATTTTTTAATACGTCCGCCATCTGCATTCTTTGTTCGTTTGGTTGGGTCATTAAACATGTTGTATAGCTCTTCGGCTTCTGCGTTTCTACCTTCATCAAGAAGGGCTTCTATTTCTGTTTGAATACGTCTTGCTTCTGCTCCTTCTGCTTCATTAATTTTTTTGTAAGTTTTCATATCAACACCACCCAATAACATGTCTTCTAGCATCTTCATGCCTTTTCTCTGTGATTCTGGAATACCACTCATTTCACTTGGAGCCATTTCACCTTTGTCAATAAGTTCCATTTCTTTTCTATATTTTTTACTGTTCATAGGCACACCAAGTTTTACCAATTCAATATCTTTTGAGGATAGCTCGCTGTAAGGAACTACGTCGTCTGCATCTTTTGTTACTTGAAAGCCATAGCTGTCGCTTAGTTCTAATGATTTTTGTAAGTCATCACTAACACCAATATCAACTGGTTTAGCAAAACCTTTAGCTGCCGGATCGTCACCGCTGGCAATAATATTTATTGCCTTTTGTTTAGAAACATTTTTAGCAGCGTCAGAAGATAGATCTATAGCTCCACTAAAAGCAATCTCCTCTATGTCTTCTAAAAATGTAGCAGCATCACTAGCACTATAGTTTAAGTTGTTATCTAAGTAAGCTCTGATCTGCGCCATGTCATTAGGCGCTGTTCTTTTAAGATCACCAACAGGATAACCTTCGTTGATTTTTTCCATAACAGCGAGCCGCGATTCTTCAATACTTAAACCAGTTTTTTCAGATATCATCTTAATAGATTTATCCACACTATCTTGTGCTTCTCTTGTTACTCTTCTAGCATCAGCTTCGTCAATTTGTTTTGATATTTTATTTAGTGTTTCATCTAACGATGATAATTTACTGGTAGGTAAGTTTGTTATTGGTTTGTTACCTATTACAATAGAGTCTTTAATTTTATCAAGCTCATTACCTATTTCTATCATCTGAAATTTTATAGCTTCGTCACCTGTTTTTTTAAAGGTATCAGTTAACTGTCGATACAGTTTAGATAGTCTTTCAATAAGTTCGCCTAACATTAATAGTATGTCCTTTTCTGATGAGACACCGGCTCATCTTCATAGTCTTCGGGGTGAACTACAAATCCACCTTGTCTAAATCTCATTACGGCTTGAGTCATACTATCCACAAGGTCATCGTGTTCCCCTAATGGAAATGCAGCGCATTCCTCTATAACCTCTTCGGTAAACTTACGATCAGGAGCCCATATCATCCCTGCCTCAAACAGCGGAGCTACTGCGTTTACTCTAGTATGTTTATCATTTCCACGGCTGGGTGTAAAGTTAATAACTGGTATGCCCATTTGTCTAAGCTCGTACGTAAGCGGGAGCCCCGATGCTTTGGCCTCGATTATAACCGTTTCTGGCTTCCAATAGTCATATTGTTCTTTAGCCACTCGTCTTAGTTCAGGGAACTCGTACCGGTCTTTAATCACATCTAACAATATTAAATGTGCCTCTCCTTCTTCGTCTGGATAAAATACACCCCAAGTAGTTATGGCGCTGTAGTCAGCAGTTTCTTTTTTCATAAACGCTGTATCATAACTTTGTATGACATGTGCTAGTGGCGGCATATCTTCTTTTTCCCACACTTGCCACCATTCACGTTTTATAATACTGCCTTCAGCTGCTGTTGGATTTTGTTGGTATTGTGCATTCCATTTTTGTATACTGACGGATGCCTTCACTGCTTCTAATTCTTCTAGCTTCCAATAACCAGGCCACACCGGATTACCGCTGGGTAAGATTGCAGGGAATTCTATCACTTCCCATTGGTCTGCTTTTGGTTCTGCTTGTGCTTTTTGCAGCTTACCAGTTAAGTCAGCGACCGACCAACGCGTCATCACAACAATTATCCTGCCTCCAGGTTGCAAACGCTGCCGCGGTCCAGAAGTATACCACTCATACACTCGATCGTAACTGGCCATGTTCATTGCGTCCTGCTCAGAATGTGGGTCGTCAATAATCAATAAATCAGCACCACGACCTGTAATTGATCCGCCGACACCCGCTGCATAGTATTCACCACCTTGGTCAGTTTCCCATTTGCCCGCGGCTTTAGAGTCTTCACGCAATCTTGTGTGAAATATTTTTTTAAATTCTTCCTGCTCCATTAACGTTTTTGCTTTACGACCAAATCGTACAGCAAGTTCCGCGTTGTTTGTTGCTTGGATTATTTTTAGATCAGGTTTGTTACCGATCATCCATGCAGGTAGATAGTTAGATGCAAACTCAGACTTTGTATGTCTTGGTGCCATGTTGATAATGAGTCTTTTGAGATCGCCTCGCGCAACTCTATTAAATTTATCTGCCATTATC